TACTGTAATTGATCGTGTTAATTCGGTTAATGTCAGAGTGAACAACGGCGGTCAGTTGGAGAGTGTGACAGAATTAGCGATGTTAAACGGCGCGAACGCGGCGGCGATAGGCCAGCCCGGACGGTGGGAAATCATCAAGTTCCAGACGGCAACACTACAGGCTAACGGAACCTATACGTTGACTGACTTGATCAGGGGCTACAAAGGCACAGAACACAACAAAGGTAATCACGCTACTAGTGATGTGTTCGTGTTGCTCACAGAAGCCGCACTATCAAGGACAACAGCCAACGATAACGAAATAGGGCTCGCGCGTCATTATAAAGGTGTCACGACAGGAAGCACGATCTTCACGGCGCTTGAATATGAGTTAATCAACAGCGCGGAATCATTAAAGCCTTATTCACCTGTTGATATTTCGGCAACCCGAGACGGCTCTAATAACATAGCAATCACTTGGACTCGTCGCACTCGGATAGGTGGCGAGTGGCGCGACGGTGTTAATGCTCAGTTAGGTGAAGCTACGCAGGCCTATGAGATCGACGTGATGAGCGGTTCGACTGTGAAGCGCACAATATCAGGGCTTACTAGTCCGTCTTACACCTACACAGCAACAGACCAGACGACAGACTTCGGGTCAACGCAAAGCAGCGTTACATTACGCATCTATCAATTATCCGCAACGGTTGGACGCGGAAATAAAGGCGAAGCAACAGTATGACAATAGCAAACGATTTTGAAATGGTTGAAATGACACAATCTCAGGCTGACAAGTATCTGCGACATAATGAAGATAATCGTCGTCTTGCTGCTGGCGTTGCGGGGCGATTAACCCATAACTTTACGACAGATGCTAACTACACGCTAGATACCGCGACAGGGGCTGAACAGTGGCGATACAAGTTTATGCAGTTCACCGACTCGGGCGTGGTGTTAACTGCTGGCAGAGACGTGATATTTCCATCGAAGAAAGGCCCAGAGCATTATATTCATAATGACACGGCTCAGACTATTACGGTGAAGATAGCAGGGCAGACGGGCGTAGCTATCACGACAGGATCGAAGGTTAGAGTATTCTACAACGGAACAGATATGGAAGCGGGTTACTAGCCTTTATTTCGAGAGCGTATATACTCTCCAAAAAAAGGGGGTTTATATGCTCAAGTTTATTGCTGTTTTTGTTGTCGTCGCTCTTCTGGCTGGATGCGCTGGTGGCCCTGTTGGACTCGGCGGCACGTACAAAGTCTTATTTAAGACAGATTCAGCCATTACGATTCAATATGATTCAGTCACCGAAAGCCAGAAGGATGTTGTCAAAGTCGCCTCTGAACATTGTGGTCAATACGATAAATCCGCGAGAATAAGCAATATGCACGCTGATACGTTCACGTTTGGGTTGATTAAAACGATTAGCTTTAGTTGTGATAGGGCGTGACAGCTAATCATTCCTGATTGTTTTGCCGTAAGGGTTACGCAACAAACATAAATGTGGGTGGTTGGTTGTTGCGTGCCCCCGCTACCATTACTCCCCTACATTCGTAGGGTGTTTTAATTCCCGGTATTGATAATAAGGCAGCAAGTTTGCCGTGTACTTCAAGCGATACTGGCTGTCTTTCCCCTGCTGGTGTTATTACTACCTTTTCGATTAGTTTTCGTATTTCTGTGAATATTTCGTCGCGCGAGGCGTCGTTATCAATAGAGTCCAGGTGTTCATGCAGGTTGGCAACTATTCGGCGGTATTTTTCAGCCTGTGCTGGATGTAGCTCGATTGGCGCGCTTGTTTCTTCGGCGGCAAGTAGTGCTGCTTCTAATGATTTTTTCTCATCTTCCATTCCTTGCAGGCGAGCAACTAAGACGTCTGGCGCGGTTCCGTCAACGATTTTATCTATAATTCGTTCAATGCCTAACGATACTTCGCGCAACCGTTTTTGTTTTACTGCTGTGTTTGAGCGTTCGGCTTTTTGTAGTCGGTTTCTTTCTTGGTGATATACCTTTACATACTCTGCAATTAAGTCTGGCGCGGCGAGATAGTCACGTAAAGCGGATAGCACGCGCGCTTCGATATGATTGCGTGTAACTGTTCTATTATTGTCGCAGTCGCCTCTTTCTTTGTGTCCTGCGCAGCCTAGTCTGTTTCTTCCTATTATTGTGTAGCTGGCACCGCAGGAGCCGCATTTAAGGAGGCCGCTTAGAACGTGGCGAGCGCGCTGTGATTTGTGGCTTGGTTTCTTCCCTTTTTCTTCTTTCAGTGTCCGTACTTTCTCAAATAGCTCTGTGTTGATGATTCTGAGTTTGGGTGCTTCTGAGATTAGCCATTCGCTTTCAGGGTTGACCCTTGATACACGCTTGCCAGTGGCTGGGTCTTTGATGAAGCGCTGTCGATTCCAGACGATTTTGCCAGTATACAGGCGATTTTGCAGGATGCCATTTTGTCGGCTTTTGCTGCCGTTAATGGTTGAAGCGTTCCATTTTCCGCCGCGCGGGCTCGGGATATTGCCAAGGTTCAGGCTGGTAGCAATTTGACGTGGTGTGCTGCCTGTGGCGTATTCGGTGAAGATGCGCTGAACAACAATGGCTTCTTCTTCGTTGACGGTCATTTCGCCTGGCTTGCCCGGTGTGGCGCTGTAACCATAGGAGCGTCCGCCTGCTTGTCTGCCGTCTTTGACGACGGAACGTAGGCCTCGACGTGTTTTTTGTGCGAGGTCGGCTAGATAAAGTTCGCCCATCAAGCCTTTAATGCCGACGTGTATTGTGCCGACTTCGCCATCCTGTACGGTGTGCATGGTAACGTCGTGAAAGGCCAGCTCTTTTCTGATCTGCCCTAAATCTGCTTGATCCCTGCTGAGGCGGTCGAGCGCTTCGCAAATAACAATATCGAACTTTTTCTCTTTTGATGCTTGCATTAAACGAGCCAGCCCGAACCGATTTACGGTGCTTGCGCCGGAAACAGCCTGATCGTTAAACGTCTCTACAACGATAAAGCCCTGAGATTCAGCCCAGGCTGAGCAAAGCTCTATTTGATCCTGACATGATTTTTCATTCTGTCTGTCGGAAGAAAATCTAGCGTAAATTACTGCTCTTTTCATACTGTTTGGCCGCTTCGTGGTCTTGTTTTGCTTGTTGACGAGCCAGCGCTCGCACAATCTCTTTTAGCGAAACGATACCACTTTCGTCATCGGCAAAGGAAGCCTTCGGCGATTGTTGCTGGTTTGGTCGGCTGTGAGATGGTTTGAGCATGTTGTATTTAGATCGCTGCAAGTGATTCTATTGGGCTTCGAATATTGGTCGTTCCGTTCATCATTACGTGGGTGTAGATTTGCGTTGTGCTCACGTCTTTGTGGCCTAGCAGCTCCTGCACGGTACGGATGTCGTAACCGTCTTCCAGTAGGTGTGTGGCGAAGCTGTGCCGAAACGTGTGGGCGGTGTAATGTTTCTTGACGCCTGCCGCTATTTTCGCGCGCCTCAGTGCCTTGGTGAATGCGGACGGGTGGATATGATGCCGCCTGATTTCACCGGTGCGCGGGCACGGCCCTGGCTTAGTCGATGGCAGCAAGAATTGCCATGCGGTTTGTCTGCTCGCGTTTGGGTACTTTTTCGCGATAGCGTTGGGCAAGTACACTTCGCCGTAACCGTTTGCGATATCCTCAGGGTGTAGGCGTTCGACGCGCTTGATCTGCGTTTGCAGTTCGGGCACTAGGCTGGCGGGGAGTAGGGTGGTTCTGTCCTTGTTGCCTTTGCCTGATCTGACGATGATCTGATTGCGGTCAAGGTCGACATCCTTAATCCGCAACGACAAACACTCAGCCATGCGCAAGCCGGCGCCATAACACAGCGAGGCGATAAGCCAGTGGATGCCTTGCAGGTTGTTCAGCACGCGCTGCATCTCTTCCTTTGAAAGCACGGTCGGCAGCTTCGGTTGGCGGGCTGTTTTGGTGAAGCCGCCAACGTAGGCTAAGTCTTGTTTCAGCACTTCACGGTAAAGAAATACCAGCGCACACAACGCTTGGTGTTGCGTTGATGTGGCGACGTGTCGATTAACCGCCAAGTGCGTTAGAAACGCCTCTACCTTTTCCTCACTTCCACCAGCGCCATTACGCTTTATCCAGTTCGAATAAGCGGCTATCCAGTGCAGATAGGCTTTCTCGGTTTGGTAGCTCATGTGTTTGAAGCGCGTCACATTGCGGGCGCTGTCAAGTGTCTGTTGTATGTTCATAGTATTTTATTTTGGTTAATTGACCTTTGGCTCGATAATCACTAGTTAAATGGCCTCTATGTACCAGCCGCCATCTCCGTTGCAAATATCACATTGCACGTTGTTTTCTGGCATCAGGCAACAGCAAGTGTCATCACCGCAATCATGGTGGCTCATTCCCTCACCGCCGCAGCTCCAGCATTCTCGCCACTCGCCAATCACACCGTCACTGGCGTCAAGGTCATCAAAATATTCTTGTTCTGTCATATCCGTCTCCGGCCATTTAACAAGGCGCAGCACGCGGACATCGTTCCGCTTTGCTCCACTCGCCCGTGTGCTTCAGCGTTAGCTTCCTTCCTTTTTTGGCATGCAGAACATGGTTTTTAATTCGTCCATGCCACTAACTGCTAGTACGCAGAAGTAGCCCGGGTTTCCCTTTGGAGTGAACTCAAGCAAATCAGGGTTAGTGCCCCACGCGTCAATTTCGTAGGCGTTTTCGGGCTGTTCTAGCGGCCAACTTTTAGCACTTGGGTTTCCATCGCATGCCGCAACAGCTAACAAAATAGTGAAAACGACAGCCAACCGCAACGCGCCTTTTTTTAAGTTTTTCATAATCTCGTACTCCAGTTTATTTAATTAGTGCAGGCGGTTGCCTGCGTCTTACTTCAACCGTTAGGCGTAATTAATCGCCCGCTTTAGTTTAATTAGCGTGCACACGTCACCGTCCGCCAAGTCCAGGTTGTCTTCTATCGTTTCCAAAATAGCTTTCTCTAGCTGCGTTATATATAGCTCTGTCGCCGTGTGCGTATCGGGTAAGTCTTCAAGCTCTAAATTAACAGTTTGCGGCCTTTTCATTTATCCACCTCGTCGTTTGTAAATCACCTAACAAGCGGGTAAACGGCGACCTTCGCAAGCTCAGCCGCGTTACCCTGGTCGTTAGCTGCCTTCCCAGCACGTACCTTCTTCAATTTTGAAGGTGGCATTCATTGTCGGTATCACAGCCATTAAATGCTTTCTACATCCTGTGTAGTTTATGGTTTCAAAAAAGTGGGCGCAGTCTTTACATTCTCTGCTATCAACGCCATAAACTTTCACGCCGCATTCTTCACACCAGCTACCTTTCTCGCCTTCTTTGCCGCGGGTAACGATGTGCTGGCAGTTAACAACTGCTTGTAAATCAGGCATTCTCTCGCTCCTCGTTCATGCTGTTAAAGGCAAAGGTTAGCTGTCGTTAAACTCTTGCCACTTGCCAGCCCTTCGCAGCAAGCACTCAATAGCAAGTTCGGTTTGTTTCTGTACCGGCCTTGCTCCCGTTTCCAGATTTGAAACTTGCTTAACTGACCAGCCTAATTCTTTTGCAAGCCCCGATTGAGACAAGCCCAGCATGAGCCGGGCTTTCTTCGGGGATATTATTTTTTTGATGCTTCAATCGCATTTCTAACAGCGATTTCTAAATGGTCACCTTCAGTTAGTGGGCAACCGTCACAGTCTAAAATTCGGTCATCTTCTGTAATTCCAAAAACTTCAGCACCTTCAAATTCCCAGTTAGTGCCGTAATCAGTACCAGAAACCTCAACCCACTTAACACCATTTTCGTTTGTTTCGATTATGTTTAATTGAGTAGTCATATCATCACCTGTTTCGTTTAAGGTCTTGGGCCTTTCCCTCGACTCTTGAAACTATTATAGAACTTTGTTCTACGTAGTACAAGCACTTTGTTCTATATTATTTAAAATAAATCATTCAGCTAACACGGCATTCAAAGCGACCGCATAATGCGCGGCGCGTTAATGCGGGGTTAAACAAAAGCCTGCTTCGTCTCTTTCATTCCGAGGTCTACCCTCGGGCAAGCCAGTCTGGCGCTACCGTATGCCGTCCTGTTGTGGAATAGCTGGCTGTTCTTTTTGGCGGTCGATAGCGCGCCCTCTTCAGTTTTTGCTCGTACGATCAGGCGGTCTCGTTTTGCGTTTTTACGCTTGCCGTCATCTAGGCTAACGACCCAGATTTTAAAATCGTGTTGAGCCCAGAAAAGTTGCAGGTCTTCGAATGTTTTAATGCTCACGGCTTCTCTCCCATGTAGCGCTTTATTTCTCGCCCCAGCCATTCGCCGACAGGTACGGATACACCGTTACCAATCTGGCGGTATGCTGCGGTATCAGATACGGGGAACTCGAACGAGTCGGGCAGGCCTTGAAGCCGCGCATATTCACGAACAGAGTAGGGGCGTACGCCCATTGGGTAGCGCTTATCCCGGACTAGGCGTGTGCTTTTGTCTTTTGCATAGTGAGCAACGCAGGTCGGCGCAATATCGTTTTTCTCTGGGTCGCTGATTATCGGGAGGTCTCTATATTTGCCCTCCATTCTGGCCTTGATGGCTTTTGGCAGAGTGATACGCGGGGCATCTTCCAAGACTTTCGATAGTTTTGTCTGCCGTGTGTTTTCTGGCGCTCTTAAATTGAAGGAGCGGCGGGTGCCTACGATGATTAGCCGGTCGCGGCGCTGTGGTAGCCAAGTGCAAGACCTGATCGGGCAAAAGGTCTGCACGTAATAGTCTGGCAGCTGGGTCATTGCCTCCATCACGATAGGGAATGCGCGCATGCCTGGCACGTTTTCAACCGCATAAAATTCAGGCTTTTTAATGGCTAGATGTCGCAGCGCGTGTAGAAACATTTCGTCACCTGTGCGAGTGCTATGAATGTCGGCAATGCGGCTGTATTTTGTGCAGGGGTACGTGAAGATCATGCCGTCACAATCATCTTGATCCAGCACGAGCTGCTGGGTGATGTCGCACTCTGATACGTGAGCGCCTATGTTGTGCCGGTACGTTTTGCAAGCGTCGGCATCCATCTCAAAAGCCTGGTTAATATGTAGGCCAGCATTCAGCAAGCCGACATCCATAAGCCCTGCGCCAGAAAAATAGCTATTTATAGAGATCATAACGTCGCTCCGCCTCGCTCTACCAGCGCGGCCACTTTGGCGGCACGATGCTTTTGCGCCGCTCGGTAATTTTCTTGTCGTCGCGATACGTTTTGACGCATTGCTCCCAAAGTAGGGCGCCGCCGAAGACAACAACGAAGGCGAGAATCAGCGCGGCAAGACTGATGCCGGTGCCCATTAAAAATCCGTGCAGTATCGGTGATGTGTCCATGTCATTTGCTCCTGTGTGCAAAGTAGATTTCAACGTGCTTTTTAGTGAGTGCTCGCAGATGTTCCGGCACGTTCTCCAGCGCTTCTGCGCGGGTTTTTCGGCTTTTTAGCTGGCTTATTTCGGCAGCGTATTGCCTGGGCCGCTTCGGGGTGCGCGTCGAGTAGCTCTCGGATGAAGACAAGGCCTTCGGCAGTAACACGGGGCTGCCAGTGGGCTGGTTTGAAGGGCAGCTGTCTGATGTCAACAAGAAAGTAGCCGTGCGCTGTGTAGTGGCCATAGGGCAAGTTCTCTTTTGAGAAAACGTTTTGCTCGCGCAAAAAGGCGAACAGTTTATTCGGCCTGGCGTTGAGAAACCGGGCTGCCGTTTTGACGCTGATATGCTGAATGTGACGCGCTTTTAGGGTGTTCATTTCGGATGGCCTCAAGGGTTGCTGCCGCTCTGTCGTAGAAAACATCTAAAGAACTGTTGTTGGTGATCAACATATCCCAGTCGCGCTGGAACATGACGCCGGACTCGCTGCTGTGGGCGCGGACAGATTTTGCGTCATGGCGATGAAGGTGTATGACAGTTCCGCCGTTGAGGCGAATGAACTCCGCCTCGTTTTCATAGCGCACATCTGACACCACCACATCGACACCAGCGTAGTATTGCAAGCGGTTGGAAAGCTGGCGCACCCAAATATCTTCATCGATCATGTTACGGCCCCAGTCTGTGCCGAGCGTCTGGTAGAGCTCGCGTAAGCTTTTACCAATGCCTGGTATGGGGTTCTCTTTGAAGCCAATCTTTTCCAGCGTGTGGATGTCGGTATCAAATAACCCGGCGAGCGCGTCTTTGATGGGTTCTGCAAAGGTGAGTTGACTAAAACCGTGCACGTTTTTTAAGTACAGCGCCAGTTCGTCTTTGCCGCTACCCGCTTTGCCTGCGATACCAATCAACATAACTTCACCGCGCCTTGCAGTTGGTGAACCGTGGCGGGTGTGCCGCTGTTGGCTGTGCGCTGCTGGGGTATGAGTACAGCCAGTGGGCCGCGAAACATTACTGTGCAGCGGGTTCTGATTTCGAGCCTGCGCAGGATGTGCAACCGGCAGGCTGTTGGGTGAAGAAAAACGTTGGATGTGTTCATGATGCCACCGCGACCGCTTTAATGGCTTTGGTTAACTTTGCCGCGTATTCTTCGGGCGTCAGTATCTGTTGATCTGCGTAAACGCTTATTTCTATGGGCGTTTCGGACGTCCTGTATACAAAGGTGTGGCTTCCTGTGCCGCTGTCGTATTCACGGTCGACGTGTTTGGCAGTAGAAAAGATGCGCAGTAATGCTTCGGCGTCTTCAAGCGTTTTTACAATAAACCGAGTGTGGCTGATGGTGACCGTTATCATGATATGCCTCCTAAACGGTTGCTATTAAGTCGTGAAGTGGTTGGGTGAAGTCTCGTTGTCTGCCGCGCACCCGTATCACGCGCACGGCTCTGATTCTGCCGCGCACCCGTATCACGCGCACGGCTCTGATTCTGCCGCGCTGTGAGCGGATATCGGCGTCGCGCTGCATGATAGTAATGCCTGTTCCAAGCAGCATGAGGGCAACGCACAGGAACTTAAGGATGCCCAGGCGGAACGCTTCGGTAACGAGATGAGCGCGTTTGTGGACGTGCAGCTTGTGCATAGTATGCTCAACGTAATCTTTAGCTGTGCGCCGTCCTATGCCCAGGCATATGGCGATCTCTTCGTTGTCCTTGCCCCATGCGACCAGCTCCAGCGTTTGGGTTTCGCGCGGGGTAAGTAGGCCGTTGTTGTTGACTTGTAATGTAGTCATCGGGTGGTCCTTGCTTGAGTGATAGCGAAATAATAGAATAACTATTATCGCGAATCAATAGAAAATCTATTATTTTTTAAATTAAGCAAAGATAGGCATAAAAAAACCCGCGCTTGGCGGGTTCTAATGGGGTGCTTGTGGTGGGCTGGTTAGCGGAAGTTGCTCAGCTTGCAGGCTTCTTCCTCTCTGCGTTTTGCGGCTTTTATTCTGGCGTCTTCGAGATGTCGGTATTCTGCTGTCTCGAACTGTGAGCGCCAGTATTTAGCGTCGGCAACATCAGCCTTGGCGTTGTCGCAGGCTTGGCGCAAACGGGCTAGCTCAGCTTGTCGCTGTTCCAGTCGTTCTCGGCTTTTCTCTTTGTTGCTTGGTTCGGTGCTGTACCTGGGCGTTGAGTTGGATGGCGGGTAGTCGCGACTGGGCAGGGTGGTACCGGGCAGGGGGGCGGGTTGGATGCCTGTAGCTTGCGCCTCGATGCCGTTGATTGGCGCGTCACCAAAGTGGACTTTGCCGTTTTCATCTGTCCATTTATAGATTTCAGCGTGGGTTGGCAGCGCCGCTAGTAATAACAGTGTTAGGAGAAGCTGCGGTTTAAAGGTAGATACGCGTAGCATTAAGTTTTTTTGCGGTTTCTGGCGTGAGCTGGCCATAATTAACTTCTCCGTTTTTGTCTTTCCATTGATAAGTATTGAGTTCTGGATATGTGGTTTCGGCCGGCGTTACGGGTTTTGTCGGCTCTGTGATGCCCTGGCAAAGGTCGCCGGTTTCAGAGTTGCAGTCGGCAACGGCTAATAGCTTCCCGTCAAGGCTGACCTTGGCGGCATGTTGGCCGATAGCGTAACCACCAAAGCTGTTTTTGGCGCGGTATCGCATGAGTACATAAAGGTGGTCGCCCCTGTCGTCGTAGACGGTTTTGATGTGTTCGTAGCTGTCAGGGTCTTTTAGGTTGCGCTCAACGTATTGTTCGAGTGTGCGATGTTGGCCAAGAGGCCTAAAGCTTTTTTCTATTTGTTGCGCGCGGGTGAGTGGTTGGCTGGGCGCTGCTGGTGGTTTTGGCGAGTTGGGTTCAAACACCTGGCTCCAGATGATAATCACTGCAAGAAAAAGAATGACTGTGCCGCAGCCGATTCCTTTGCTGGGTGTTTTTTTGGGTTTTATGCCGCAGCCACAGTGCGGGCAGGCCTCGGCTTTATCGCTGACTTCCTTGTTGCATTCTGGGCAATTGATTAGTGCCACGAGTCCTCCTTGATAACGATATATTTTAGCTGTGTTCTGTTTGTTTACGCAACTGTCAGATTGAGCGTTGTGATTATGATATTTCCCCTTATCATGATTTTAAGCCAATCGAATAACACTTGCTTGAATACTGATTATATATACAGTATTTTGTCACCTCACTGAGAAGGAAGTCAGTATGTCAAAAAAACCAGATAGACAGCAGCGGCGGCGTGACGTAAAATCCCTGCTAGACAAGATCGAGCGGCTGCCTGCTGATCAGCAGTCTCGCATTTACCGGCTGATTTATTTGCCGGTAAGGCGTTCTACCTCTGTGACGACGGAGGAGTAGTCCGTGTCACCGATTTGGTGCAGCCTGGCTTCAATGACGGTTCTGTCTTGCCCTGACAGGGCTAAGATGAACTTGTCAAACACATCCAAGATTTCTGGCCTGACCTCTGTAGGCGAAAATTTCCAGTCTATAGCGATATCTAACAGCGTTTCTATAGGTACCGCAGAGCTGCCGCTAAACCATTGCTGCAGAAAGCCCTGGTTAAGACCGAACTCTTCGCAAAACTTCTCCTGCGTTTTATAGGCTGGCTTCCCAAGCGTAAGCCACAACGCTTTTAGGCGCTGTCCTTCAGCTTTCTTTTGTTCTGGCGGTATTCCGCGTTTAGTCGTCATGTTGATATCTAATAGCATTACTATTTCCTATTCAAATAGAAAAACTATTGACCCTCAATAATAGAAAAACTATTATTAGCCCCATGAGAGAGATAACTTTAAAAGATTACGTTGAAGAACACTCGCAAACTGCCGCTGGAGCCGCGCTGGGTATGACTCAGGGCGCTATTTGGCAGGCACTTAGGGGTAAGCGAGATATTTATATTGTGGTCGATAGTTGTGGCAAGGTCGTCGGCTCCTATGAAAAAAAACATATCGGCAAGCGACCTGAACAGCAGCTTAGAGCAACCATTGGAACTCGCTTGACCCGTTAATTAAAACAAAACACGCGGACAGCCAAAACGTCCAGACGGACGGGCGCCAAAAAACAATAAAAGTGGGGGTTGGTATGAAAAAGCGATTATTTACGCTATCAATAGAAGAGCAGCGCGCCGCAATTCGAGAGCGGCTGGATCGATGCCGCCGCAAACAAAACCCCACCTGCCATTTGTTAGTTGCCGATGATGATTATGACGCGCTGCTAACGCCAACTATTCAAGCCTACGAAATTCAACACGGTATCAAGCTGGTACCTATGCGCGATATCCGTGCGCACAGAATGTATGGCCGCTGTAAAAATGCCCCCGCTAGTGTGAGCGCCGCCTGATGTCGGGTGATCTGCTGCATGCGGATTTTGTCGTGGCTACAGTGCGCAACACGGGGCCGATGTCAGTTGTTGAGATCGCTAAAATGACCGGCGTGAGAGCTAAAGACGTGGTGACGATCATTCTGCATGAAAGCGGCCGCCGGTTAAGACAGCACCGTGGTAGAGACGTGTTAGCTGTGAAGTGGGAGGCCATCTGATGTTTGAGCTGGTCGAGGAACAGGTCGAGATGTACGGCGCGCTGCACAAGATAGGGCAGTATGGCTTTGTTTTTTATAAGCATGACGGCAAGTGGCTGCGCAGCCAGAAAGAGCCTTGGGAAGTGCGCGCTGCAATCAGGCAGGCCGCTAGACGTGAGGCCGCTATGGTAGACGGTGCGCCGCCTGCTGAGCCTGTTGCTGCTGTTAAAAAACCCAAGAAACCTAAAGTTGTTGCCAAACCTAAGCGGGATCGCCTGGCGTTCGCCGTCGATGTGCTGTGGAAGAGCGGCGTATCGCTGACGCGCCTTGAGTGGGCTTTGCAGTGTGGTATTCCAGGCGGGTCGATGTCCTCTATTGTGCGCGAGCTGGTCAAAACGCGGCGTGTTTTACGCGCTGCTAAAAAGCCAGTGCCGGGGGCCGTTAGACCAGTGCAGACGTTCCGGGTGAATAAGCATAAGAAGAGGGTGGAAGTGTGAGCCAATTTGAGCAACCAACACTGGACGATGTGCGCGAGGCGCTGAGCTTTGTCGATCCGCATGATCGCGACACGTGGGTTAATATGGGTTTTGCCGTGCGCTCAGAGTTTTATGATTCAGGCTTTGAACTCTGGGATAGCTGGAGTCAGGGCGCGCAAAATTACAGCGCCGGTGCAGCCAAGGCAACCTGGAAGTCCTGCAAGGCGTCCGGCGCCAGCGGGGGGATTACAATTGCCAGTTTATTTCATGCCGCAAAACAGAACGGCTGGGTGCGCAGAAAGGTTGAGCGTGCCCCTGAGCAGCGCGCCGAGGCAGAAGCCCAGCGCGAACAGTGGAAGGCTGAGCAGGTAAAGCTGCACGCTGCCGAGCAGGCGCGCATCGAGCGTATGCAGCTGGTCGTATCACGTAATGCCGAGAAGATCTGGAGCAGTTTGGACGTCTCCGGCACATCACCCTATTTGGTTAAAAAGAAAGTCCGCGCCTACGGGCTAAGGTTTTTAAGCTGGGGCATGGTGATTGTGACCGACGTGGACGCCGAAACGGTGGAGATTATCACCGGCAAAGAGGCGATCAGCCAGTTTTTTAACCGGCGCACAGAAGAAACCTCCTTTTTATATTTGAAGCCTGGCGTGGTGGCTATGCCGCTGTGCGACTGGAATGGCACGTTGTGGAATATTCAGTTTATTTTTCAGGATGGCGCAAAGAAGTTTATGAAGGCTGGCCGTAAGCAGGGTTGTTTTCACCTGTTTGGTGAGCTGACTCCCCGCTCCCCTCTGTGTGTTACGGAGGGTTATGCGACAGGTGCGAGCATTCACGAAGCAACCGGTTATCCAGTAGCTATAACATTGGACTGCGGGAACCTAAAGCCGGTAGCGGTTGAGTTGCGCCGCCAGCTGGATGATCAGCCAATGTTGATTTGTGGTGATGATGATGTCGACACCAAAGGCAACCCCGGACGTACCAAGGCGCTGGAGGCTGCAAAGCTGGTGCAGGCGCAAGTGGTGTTTCCCGTGTTTGCAAGAACAGCTTAGGCGTTTAAAAAAATGACAACTAAAACTCCTACCGATTTTAACGATCTGCATCATCGGGATGGTCTTGCCTCTGTGCAGGCGCAGATTAATGCCGCGCTTGATGTGCCGGTTAACTTTAATGTTCCGGCTGCTGACCCTTTGCCAAGTGCTGCCTCTCCCGCGCCCTCTGATGTTAGTTCGGCGCGCCCGTCAATTGATCTGGTATTGAAACGCTTTGCGATGACTGAGCCGAATGCCAAAATTTGGGATTCACACTTACATAAACTGCTTAAGCCGCGCGCAGTTTCGGCTATTTGGGGCAAGGCACTGTTCGATGAGTGGCGAGACCATGAAAGCCGGCGCACGGTCAACGAGGAGGATGTGATACCGCTGACGGCCGCCGCCGAGAAGAAGGGGAGCGGGGAGATCGGTGCCGCGCTGCGGCGTTACGTTTACCTGAACCCATCTGACACGGTGTGGGATACGCTCAAGCGCGACATGGTGCCCATTAAATATTTAAAACATGCCATCGCTAATGTGTTTGATATGTGGATTACCCACCCTGACCGTGAGCAGCGGGATATGGACAAGGTGGTGTTTGACCCGACGCAACAGGTGGATCCTGACACACACATTAATATGTTTCGTGGGCTGCCGTTGCAGCCTGATGAGGATTTGAACAAGTGCCAGAACATTATCGGGCTGGTTGCGCATTTGTGTAATGGTGATCCAGTGATAGGCGATTGGCTGTTTAAATGGCTGGCGTACCCGCTACAGAATGTCGGCGGCAAGGTGGAATCGGCTGTGTTGATGCATTCCGAAACGCATGGATCGGGTAAATCGCTTCTGTTTGAGGGCGTGATTAAAGAGCTGTACGGTGAATACGGTTCGACGCTGGGGCAGCACCAGCTCGAAGGACAGTACACGGAATGGAAGTCAAACATGCTGTTTGGTTTGTTTGAAGAGGTGCTGGGCCGAGACCAGAAGTATTCGCACATCGGCACGCTCAAGCACATGATTACCGGCCGCACGCATCGTATTGAGAAGAAGTTTGTGAGCGGCTGGGAAGAAGCCAACCACATGAACGCGGTATTCCTGTCGAATGAAGTGCAGCCGTTTCCGGTTGAAGACGGTGACCGGCGCTTCCTGGTGATATGGCCGAATAAGAAGCTTCCTGAACAGGCGCAGTTGGCTATTAAAGCTGAGCTTGCGAATAACGGTGTCGAGGCGTTTTATCAGTTCCTGTTAAGTTATCCGCTGGGCGATTTCTCGCGAACAGATGAGCCGCCAATGACCAAGGCCAAGGAGCGGCTGATTGATTTCGGGCGCCCTGGCTGGGACGCGTTTTATCGCAGCTGGAGGGCCGAACAATTGCCCTGGCCGGTACCGTACGCGACCTGTCTATCGCTCGATTTATATGAAACCTACAAGGCGTGGTGTCAGCGGGGCGGTGAAAAGCCGGTGACGTTGCGTAAGTTCGGCGAGTTTGTGGGTATGCGCGAGACACGAAAGAGCGACGCACCCTACAAGCCAGTGATGAATCAAAATGGCAAAGGCACGTTCTTTCTGGTCGGCAACATCCCCGATGACGCGCAGCAAAACGTGTGGCTTGGCCGGTGCGTCGATGATTTCCGTGAAAACATGCCAGCGGAGGCAAAAAGTGCGCATTAGTCCGGTGATCGTCCGACAGTTAAAAAGCAACTACCGGACT